ATGAGATTCCTGAGCTTAATCAGGTGCTAAACAAAAAAGCTTCCATGTTTAGTAATGGAGTTTTTAAATTACAGGATATTGCAACAGGTCAGCCCGTTAATGATATTGAGTTAATGAAATTACTAGAAAATCCTAGCGTTTTAGAATCTCAAAACTCATTCCTTAAAACGTATTCAATTCAATTCGATTGCTATGGCAATCAATTTATTTACAAAAACAAGCCTAGCAGATTGCTAAAATATCCTAAATCTTTAATAAATATCTCACCATACTATTTAACTCCTGAGTTTACAGGTAAAGTATTTGACCAAGTGAAGATTGAAGATATTATTAAGCACTATAAATACAAAGAAAATAGCACTGAGAAAACATTTGAAACTAAGGATATTATTTGGAGTAAGAATACTGATTTAGATAATCCTTTAGTTGGTGTTAGTCCGTTAAAGTCTTTACGCTTTCCATTAACAAATACAAAGTTAGCATATGATTACCTTAATATTATAAGTGGCGATAAAGGTGCTATTGGTATTTTGGCAACATCAAACAAAGATGGTTCTGGTGTATTACCGATGAATCCAGTTGAACAAACAAGAATAGAAAATGCTTATCGTAATGATTACGGAACTGGAGTAGATAATGATAAAAAAAGAATTATTGTAACTGGTAATACTTTATCATGGCAGCCAATGACTTATCCTACAAAAGATTTGTTATTAATGGAGCAAATAGATGCTAACAAGCTGACTATTGTTGACCATTTTGGGCTTAATATTAACCTATTCAGTAGTAAATCACAAACGTTTGAGAATGTTCGTAATGCTATTATTCAAACTTATCAAGATACTATAATTCCATTTGCTGACCAATTCACCCAAAAGTTAAGTAAAGAACTTGGAATACCGCCAAATCAACGTTTATACTTAGATTATTCGCATTTAACTATTCTAAGCGATAAATTTAAAGACTTTAATAGTATTGTTGCTGGGTTAACACAAGCCGTGCAAGGCGGTATTTTAGATGCTAAACAAGCTCAAATAATTATTAATAATCATTTAGGTATTAAGTAATGGCAGTAGATATAGTAATAAATGATGCAAATGCAAACGCTAATAAGTTTGAGATTGTCAAATGTCCAAATGGTTCATTTACTATTGATGCAAAGGTAAGCGGCATTACTGGAAGTCCTACATGGTCATTGATGGTTTCTAATGTTGGAACGGCTGAGGCTGATTTCAAATACTACTCAACAGAAACTACTAACATGGCTATAACTACCGCTATTGAATCAGAAAGGTTAAACTTTCAATACATAGCGATTAAGTTTACTTCAAATAGTTCAACTGGTACATATTCATTTTACATAGGTCAATAATGAGCAAGGTAATTAGATTAACTGATTTAGGTTATAACAACATAAGTAATAATCTTTTGAACAGCGACAATGGAACGTTTGATGCGTTTTATAGGCAACGTTTTACACAGCCCGAAACAATATTCGATTCTAAACAAATAGCTGATAAACAGCCATTATTTTGGGATGACCAATTAGTTAGTGGTTCGGGTGGTGCATCTACTTACAACGCAAACCAAGCAAGTACAACGTTATCTGTTGCAGCAAGTACAGCAGCGGTTAGGGTAAGGCAAACGTTTAGAAGGTTTAACTATCAGCCAGGCAAATCTCAACTATTTATACAAACGGGGATATTTGGAACAGCAGCAACGGGAATAAAACGTAAAGCAGGTTTATTCGATGCTAAAAATGGTATATTCTTTGACCAACAAAGTACAGGAATGGGAGTAACTATTCGTTCTTTTACAAGTGGTTCGGCTGTTGATACAAGAGTAGCACAGGCATCATGGAACATTGATAAGATGGATGGCACTGGAGTAAGTGGCATTAACTTAGATTATACTAAGACTTTGATTTGGTTTGCCGACTTTGAGTGGCTTGGTGTTGGTTCTGTTCGTTTTGGATTCTTTGTTAATGGAAGACCCTACTATGTACATAAAGTAAACAACTCAAATATTAGCACTTTAGTTTACATGAGTGTTCCTAACTTACCTTTAAGATACGAAATACAAAACACAGGTACAGGTGGTGCAGTTGGCTTTACTCACATTTGTTCAACTGTTATTAGTGAAGGTGGGTTAAAAGATACAGGTTTCCCTTTTGCAATTGATAGGGGCGCAACTGCTTTAACAACTGCTAATAATACAAGTCTTTATCCTGTTTTGGGATTACGTTTAAAAACAACTTATCAAAGTTCGTTTATTAAATTGTTAGATTTATCAATTACCTGTACTTCAACAGCATCTTATAATTATTTTTTATTGCTTAATCCTACAATAGTAGGAACTGCTTTAACATGGACTGACATTACAAATAGTAGCTGCCAAGAAATGAGTACATCTACAAGTGCAACAACTGTAACAGGTGGCACGAAGATACTATCAAAAGCAGCTCAAGAGGGTAATAATGGAGGTTCTAATGAAGGTACATTAAGGTCTGATTTTGCATTAGGTAGTACAATTGCAGGAGTAAGTGATATAATTATTTTAGCAGTTCAAAGAACATCGGGAACAAGTGAATCATTCTTTGCAAGTATTAATTTTAAAGACCAACAATAATGGCAGCAATAACAATAACAACATTATCAAATGGGGTGCTATTCGATTTATCTTCATTTACAGCAAAAGCGATGAATTGTTTTATATCTTGTTTTTCTTGTGGTGTCATAATTAATTTAAGCTAAGATAAATACTTTCTTTTAGCACATAAGAGTAATAAACATTACATAAGTAGTATTTATGTAGTTTGGTTTCCATGCTTCAAATATAGTAATTAATATAAATTACTAAACATACTTCTAATAAAAGTCATAAGTCCACTACAAGCATCAGGCATATCATCATGTTTTGCTTTGCCATCTTTGGTATAGTTTCTTAACTGCCCTATTGCATCGTGATACATTGCGGATCGCTCATGTTCATCTTTGAACTTAAAGTACTCACAAATACTAACAGAATCGTTTAATATACGGGTGTGCTTGTGGGTTGTGCTACTTGCTGGTAGTATTTGAGTTTCTGTTAACATTTTTTGTAAGCTACGACCAAACATAGCACCCATGCTATTTGATTCCACCCTGCAGTAAGTAACGTTATTGTCTTTTAACACTTTAGCGCACATTGGCAATGTAATATCTGTATTACTATCACTAAAAACAATATCAGTAATGTAAATATCACTACCAATATTCCTACCTACAACACAACATAAATAGTCCGTTCCCTCGTCAGCTATATCAATATAGGCGAATGAACTTTCAAACTTTAACAATTCGCTGTGCTTATACGTTTTAAGATGTTGGAATAAGCTGCCTTCTGCAATATCCAACCATTGACCAAGTGCTTTATGAGCGTATACCTTCATACTACTTTGTTTCATCTTTGCAATAACATTTAAGCTACTTTCTGAAAGGTTGTCTATGTTATCTAAGTAAGTTGTATGAATATGCTCTACGTCGGGATGTGTACTTATTTCAATAGATACACTATCAATCATTTCAATCTTATGAGTATTGCTAAAGAAACGTTTGTAAATCCAATGGTCTTTATTTGAAGGGTTTAAAATGATTATTACCCTATTTTGAGCTGCTTTTGTTCTAACTGAAAGGTCTATTTTATCGAATGAATCTTCATCTGTAAACTCCTCCGCTTCATCAACTACAAAACAAGTTACCCCGTTAATTGATTTTAGGTTTGCGGTCTGTGTTCCTGAGCTTGTTTTGATACCTCTGAATAGTATTTCGCCACCTGTTTTAATATTTACAACTTCTTTAGCTGTTGAGGTAAAAGCGTTACTAACTTCTAATAGTTCAATCTTTTCTTTAAATTCGGGAATGATTGATATTTCAGCACTTGACATCGTATAACGTGTGTACAAAGTCTTTTGATTCTTTTCGTAGGTAAGTAAACAAACGAATGTACTAACGTGAAACGACTTACTTGACCCCCTGCCTCCAGTTAGTATGATATACCGCTTATCCGTTGTGAATAATGGTTTATATTTAGGTATTAGATTTACTGCCATTAGCCCACCCTATTACTGCCATTAGCCCACCCTATTACTGGCATAGTTAACTCCTTATCACCTGATGTTAAATCAATCTTTTCGGGTGCAACGTACTTAAAAAGGTTTACCATTATCTTAGCCCACTCTTTAGGTTCTTCTTCTGCAAGGTTGTTCATTACTAAGTTAAACTTATCAGACTGTTCATCAATAGCCATTAAAAGCAATTCTTTAGCCCTTCCAGTAACTTTATTACTAGTCCCCTTAGTTCTGCCTCCCGTTTTATTACCTTGTTTATCAGCCATTTCCTTATTTATAATCAATCTAAATACGTCTATTATAGACTATTTCCAAAAGTATTGATACTCATATTCCATAAAGCAAATATACAAATAATTATTTAATCCACCCTCAAAATATTTTTGTTAAATTTTAGAAGGGATCTTCATTATTATTTGTTTCTGTTAAAAAGTTTGTGTTTTCCTGCAATGGCTCACTTGCTAAACTTACCCAGCTTCCAGCATGATAAAATCCACCATCTTCAATATAACGACCGCTTGGTTTATGGTAAGTGAATGTTGAGTGTCCTATTTGCCCCCAATGTGAAAACTTAACCTTTTGAACGTGTATCCATGTTTTATTTTCTTCATCTCTGTAAACACTTATTCCATTATCTGACTTGTTAAAGAAGTTAGCCGAACCTGCCACATCGTATAAAGTTGGAATTTCATATTTGCCGCTTTGTTTATCCTTTGCAATTTTACGAGGGTGAGCAACTAAAAAGCAATGCACGTTGTAAAGTTCACAGAAGTTAGCCAACTTATCTAAACTCTCACCAATGTACTTTGTTTCCGATACCCCGTATTTATGCTCTAACTTATTCCAAGCATCAATCACAAAACATTCAATACCATGCTTTAACTTTAATTGTTTAACGTGTTCTAAAATAGATTCTAAGCTAAAATCCTTTTCGGGCTTAACAAACCAAATATTATTGTTTAGTGCCTTTTGTACCATTTGAACTTCTAAATAAGTCATTCGATTATCAAAACCACTATCCCAGCTTTTACCTATTATCTTTCTTGCTAACTTACTGAAATGTAATTTAGTAGGCTTATTTTCGGGTGAGTAAAAAGCACAACGCCAACCATGATTAATGTTTAAACGTAGTACTATTTCATCTACAAAATCACTCTTACCATGTCCTGGTATTCCAGTAACTGTCGTAATGTAACCTTTAACAAAAGTTAAGCACTTATCAAATGTTTGATGCCCAATAGTTACACCTTTCTCTAATCCGTTTTCGTACATATCGGCAATGTCATCTACCATATCTTCAATAGTAAACACACCCTCTAATGGAAATTCTTTAGCCTCTGAAATAGATTCGATTATACCCTGTATTCCGTACTTTTGTAAACATTCGTTTGCATCTTTGCAATCTTTGAAAGTAACTATCTTACAACGTTCTTTTCCTAATCGGTCTGCAAATTCATCTAACAACCTACGACCAGCGTTATCATTGTCAAAACACAAATAAATTAACGGAGTTTCAGCAAACTTGTAAGCAACCCTATCAAAGTACTCTAAATTGTTTGTTTTTATGTTTGCCCCGTTTGGAACGCTTAAAACGTTTTTAAAGCCACTTTGATAAATAGATAAGCAATCTATTTCACCTTCGCATAAAAACGCATCTTCGCAAAAACTAAATCGGTTTAACTCATTACCTTTACTTAATCCATAGAATATTAATTTAGCATCTTTGTAAAGTTTAAATCCCTTTCTGCCATCTCTAAATTTTACATTACAAAGTTCATCGGTTTCATCAAAGTAATTAAATTGGATTGTGTTTTCTTCTTTGCCTGATTGAGGCATCCACTCCATGCCCTCACTAATTTTCCAATCAATTAAAGTTTGTTGAGTAATACCACGACCTTCAAACCATTTAATACATTTATCGGATAAGTCTGTTTTGTTTTTCCATATTGGCTTAACATAAGTTTTTTCCTCAATAAATATTTCTTTAGCTAATCTGCCTTTCCAATTGCAATGGCTACAATTCCAAACTTGCATATCCAAGTTAATACCTAAACATTTATCTGTTTTCTTTTTGCGAGTAGCTGAACATTTCGGGCAGGTAGTGTAAACCTGACCCGTATATTTTCCGTTGGGAATTATTATCCCGTAATCTGAATAGTTCATTAGTTTCTAAATGTTGCTGGGTTTGTTGGGTCGTACTTCTTTTTTGTATTCATTCCATTTTTAATTAATTCATCTTTAACCCATGAGTTAATTGCACCATAATCTGATTTGTATTTCTTCCCTGATGAAAGTTTATAGTTATTTAGTTTATCGTACATCCAATTACATTGCTCTTCTGAAAACTCCTTTCTTAATGTTTCATGTTCTTTTGGTGAAATAGAAACAAAATCTCTTATCCAACATTTATCAGTTAATTTAGGTTTTTTTGGCTCTTGTTCTTCTTCTTGTTCTTCTTCTTCTTGTTCTTCTTCTTCTTGCGATAACGTATCTATACTCTTTACATACTCTATCAATAGAGTATCTTTAACAAGCAAAAACTCTTTGTTTATGCAGCTTACAACCTTTGGGGAGGTACTTGAATTATATTTTAGCCAATTACCTATTGCCAGTTCTTTTGTATCTTCATTATACTTAATTTTCTTTTTAGAAATAAAGTATTTAAGCAGTATAGATACTTTATCAATAGAGTATCCTAAATCAAAAGATATTTGTTTTTTTGTTATCTCGTAAACTCCACATTGCTTTGTACGTTCATTAGTCAATAAATAGATATAAAATAGCTTTTGGTCTATTGTTAAATCACTTGTAAAGCTATCGCTCCAAAATGATGTGTGTACTTTTCTAAATATTGCCATGATTAAAAACCTTTATTTATTAAATTATAACCACTTACTGTTTTAAATTTAATACCATCAAAATCATAACTATAAAGATAGTTACATAATGAAAGCTTTGATTCTAAATCTATGTGAGTTTCACAAGTATCTAAATCTAAAAAGTCAGTTAAATAAACAAAAGTAGAATTATTATCAATTTCTTTTCCTATCAATTTAATTGAATAATGATATTTATCTGATATTCCTTTTTCTTCTAAATATGTTTTTATTCCTTTAATATACCCTAAAGCTTGTAAAAATGCAGATATACCTATTTTATCTTGCTTTAATTCATAAACAATAATCTCACCTTTTATCATATTATTAAAGTATGGATGATAATATGGTCGTCTAAACTCAACTAAATCCGCAATTCCATAGTTTCCAATCCTTAATTGTCTTTTTAACTTACCATTAATATAAAGACCTTTTTCTGCTAACAATTCCTTGTCTGCATCGTAAATGATTTGTTCCAAATCTTTTTCTAAAAATTTCATTTTGTTTAAAATTGAAAAACCCCTAAAGAACTGGTCTGCTTACGAAGCAAGTAAAGGTTCAACGCTTTACACCAATTCATTAGAGGTCTAATGTTTTTAATGTTGAACTATGTCTAAGTTGGTTCGTGACTCCAACGCTACAAAAATAGTAAATAGTTTTTAATTAAACTAATTTATGTTCTTTTTTATCTCTAAATTAATATTATGGTAAATGTCGCTAATTTGGTCTAAATATTCCTCGTTAACTTGGTTTGTTTTTAACATTTCATCCCATAGCTTATTACCAGCCTTTACCCATTCATTAAATAGTTGTTTTGGTCTTTGATTTAGCTTACCATTTAAGGCGGTGGATTGCTCCACTGTTGCCTTAAATAGTGCTAATTGTATGTGAATATCTGCTTTCATATTATTTTACATTTAGTCCGCACATTTCAAGGCATGAATTACATTTACCTAAATATGCTTTTTTGTTAAATTTACTTACAAGTGCTTTTGATTTCATAAAACCCATTTTTTTAACATTAATTACTTTATCTAAAACAAATTTATTTTTTGATGATGGTCTAAATACAGTATCAATTACACTTTCATTTTTAAATAGTTTACGCTGTTTTTCTGCCATTCTTTTTCCTGTTTGGTTATCTTCGTTAAAATCACAACTAACAACCCTTAAAATTGATTTACAGAAAGGTTTAAGCCTATTATATTCATGTAATGCTTTACTAATTAAATTTTCATTATCTAAAGCAGAAACAGAAGTATTTATACAAATATTATATTTACTTAATTCATTCAATTGATTATCCGTTAACACGTTCCAATGCCTTGTAATAATTACAATTTGTTTAGTTGAACTAATATCGAATAAAGATAACTGGCTACTTTCTTTAATCTGCTTTATTGTATTAATTGTATGTTCCCAATTTTCAGAAGGGTCGCCCGAACAACCAATACGAATGAATGGCATATCAATTTTTTCAATCTGTTTTACTATTAAATTTCTATGTGTTTCATCTAAAAATTTACGTTCAATTGATTGTTTAAAATCTATACCATAACGTTTAGCGGTTTTAAAAGCATAGCAGTCATTATAACAGCCACTTTCATTTTCTATTAATCCACTTTTGCATCCTTTGATTGTATCTAAATCCCAAATACCCCTGCCATTTTTAGACAGGGATATTGTATCTTTATACGTTTTCATTACAATCTACCAACATTAGGGTACAACTCTTTTATTTTAGATGGGTCGCCTTTATAGAAAACATAAATACGTTGCTCACATTTTGGATATTTGCGGCTGTTTAATGTTTTCTTTGCTGTTGCTCTACGTGTAAATTCACTTTCTAAATAAATGATTTTATTGTAAATATGTAAGCCTTGTTCCTTAAAAAATAATTCATGTTCAGCATCACTACCATAATAACCACCATCTTTATTCCTGCTATCGCCAGTCATTACAACAAAGAAAGTATTATCATTCATTACTGAAATTGCATTTTTATACCCTGCAAAAAGCATATCTCTAAACTGCTCATAAGTTGGTAATGAGTTTAATTCACCTTCAGGACTTTGCCCATCATAATCAATATACTTTTCAACCTTGTAATAAGGTGGGCAACTAAATACTAAATCGTACTTTTGCTTTGGTGTAAATTTAGATGTATCAGATTTTAACCATTTAACATTAGGGAAATCCTGACATAAAGCATTATTTGCATCACATTGGTTTTGTCTAATTTCAGATGATAAATACTCATATCCACAACCACCAGCAACAAAACCCATTTGAACACCACCGCCAAAAGGATTATAAACACGAACACCATTTGTAGGCATAAACATACGTACAATTATTTCACAAGCAGTAGGGTCTAATACACTTGCATTACCATTTAAATCTTTTGTTGCATCTGTTAAAACCTCACCATCAACAACTTTTTGTTTAGATAATACAATGTTAGACATACCTGCTTTACCTTGCCAACAGCCCTCACGACTTGCAAACTTTGGATTAGGTATGTTGTATTTTTTACCTGCTTCTTCTAATTGGTTGTTCCATGCTCTTTTAACTTTTAACCATTCACCACTTGTTGAGTTCCACAAGTTAGTCATTGCCATGTGGCATAAACGCTTAACACGTACCTGTTCTTCTTTGCCATAGTAAATGTAAGTAAAATCACTTTTTGATAAGTTTACTTTAAATCCAAGTGCTAAAAATACTTTCGGATTTTCTAAATCATGTTTGTTTGATACAGTCATTACCATATGGTAACCGAATGTGTTTTGGTCAATAATCTTTTGTACCATCATACTATAAATTGCTTTGTCCTTTTTATCAGGATACATTGCAGATTGTAGTAAACAGAACTCACCAACAACATGGTTAACTTCGTAGGTAAAAAAACCAGAAAATTCATCATTAATTAATAAAATAATAGCTGAATGTTTTTGCATATTTTTACGGGCTGCTCGATAAGCTATCTTATCAATTAATGCAAGTTCAGCTACCTTTGTTTCGTAACCTGAGCCAATTACAGAATCAACCTGTATTAACTCAATTTTGTCTTCAAATAATTTTGATTGTTTCATTTTTTTGTAAATTAAAAAGCCTTTAAGAACGTGCTTGGTTTGGCAACCTAATCGGGCTTAACTCCGATAACACGCCCGTAAAGGCTTAAATGTTTTTTTGTGTTAAGCTATTTTTATAATCGAGTGCCGAGTTCGATGCTGCAATATTACAAATCTTTTTTCAATTCTTTAATCTTTTTTTTGTATTTTTCAATTAACTCTTTGATTTCCAACTCTGAAAGTTTAATTACGCTTTTACGTTGTTCTAATAAATAGTTGAATCTATCTAATCCAATTCGTTTAGGTAGTTGAATAAAGTATTCAGATTGCATCCCGTGTCCGTGTTGGTTACAAGCTACACATTGCCCCTGTACATTATCTTCATTAAATCGTAAAGCAGGATAAGAACCAACTGAAAAGAAATGCCCAGCATCAAATTTATCTCTAAATGGTTTACCGCAAGTTATACAGCCTTTATCTTTATCTCTCAAACGAATATAAGTATTAAACACCACCTGAGCCAAATTAAGCCACTCAGTCCTTGTCCTCGCCTTATCTATCATCTTTTGCTTTTCAGCTTTCCATACCTTCTTTTTAGCGTGTTCAGTAGCACATTTAGGACTGCAACAAACTTGCAAAGAGTTGTAGGGTGTAAATAACTCTTTACACTCCCTACATTCTTTTTGCTTAATTGGTTTAAACATTGACTTTTTAAAGTTCTTAGCCATTCAATTTACTTTTAACTAACTCGATTAAACTTTCCATTTGCCCAGCGTAGAAGTCATTAAAATCACCTTTACTCCCTAATTGCTGCCATTGAATATACAAAGTATTTCGCAAACGTTGGCTTTTACTTTTACTATTGCTTTCATCTTTTATAGGTAAGCTATTAACCGCTTCAACTTCCTTTTGATCAATAGCGGAATCGGAAAATAAAACCTTTACAAACTTACTTCTGAAATGAAATAGCTTTGCTAATTGTTCATCGTTCATTTCCTGTGTTCCAATTACGACCTTAATTGTTTTGTCTTGTCGGGTGCTTAGACCTTCTAAAGTTCCATCAAAAATTAATTTAGGCATAGTTATAGTTTGTTTAAAATACTATCAATATACTTTCTACATAATTCCACACGTTCAATTATTTTGCCTTCAACCGATTCATCATAATCAAACTCAAACGATTTAACTCTATACTCTTTTGGAATATCATTAAATTGGTAGTTAGGAATTAAAGCATCGTGTTTTTCAGGAGTCCAATCTTCGGCTGTTCCTCCGCTTTGATAGTAAAGCTTTTTAAGTTCCAATTGAATAATAGGAAATGGAGTATCAATTAAAACGTAATCCAAAGATGCTTTTTTCTTACCTGTTAAAATCATGTAACCTTGTAATTGCCACCAATAATCATCGTTTGGAATTTCATCATCAAACATTGGAAACGTAAATAAATCCCAACTTGATTTTGTATCTCTAACAATATCATGTATAACATCAGGTGTTCCTTGAATGTAATCGTTTTCAAAACTTTCTTCATTCTTTTTTACGCCTTCTAATCCATAAACTTCTGCCATTAAATTAATAGCATCATCTTCAACTGCTAATCCTTTATCAATTACAACGTTTCTCCATTCTTTTTTTCTTCTGAATAGTTTACGTTTAATCCATTCTTTAACATAAGTTTTAGCCCCTTTTGGTAATTCGGGATTGTTTTGTTTTTGAATCAATAAAGCTAATTCATTTTCCATGTTAGGGGTAAGCGGTTTGCCTCCCCCATTTTTACGTGTTTGTAATTCGTTTAATTTAGCCTCTTGAATTTCTGTTAGTCCTATTTGACCTGCCATTATTTTACTAATTGAATGGCAACTAATTTTAAATACTTCCATGTTTATTTTTTATTTAATGCGTTACACCATTGAGTTATTAAAGCCCCCGATTCAACAAACTTACCAGTCTTTTCAGAAAACGGAATCCATTTGTTATTCTTTTGTTTTGTAGGTAGTTTCTGAATAGGTAATGAATATAAAAACCTACCAATACCCCACATAACAGCAGCACGTTTAAACGAATCAGATGCCTCACCTTTTTGCTTTTCAATATTGCTTTCTGTTCCGCAATCTGACTTCCAAACCCAACCAATAGTAGGGCAAAAGATACCAATTGAAGCAAATAAATTACCCTTATGTTCTTCATATTTTACTTGCCATTTATCCTGACCGCAAACCTCATCTAATAAATCTTGAACATAACGAGCATCGATGTAAGCAACGCAATTAGCACTCCATTCGTTTGCCGATTGAACCCTCCATTTATATGGTAGTTCTTTTTTTAAATCTTTTAGCTCCATAGTTAGTTAGTTTTAGAATGGTAAATCATCGTCATTATGTGAACTTGGATTAGATGGACTTTCATTTGAATTAGAACCTTCACCAGTTTTAAATATTGACCAAGCATCAATAGTATTAAAATACTTTGTTTCACCTTGTGGACTTGTCCACTCTCTGCCACGTAAATTATAAGATACTGTTATCTCTTCATCAATTTGGTGGTTATCAATCAAACTACATTTGTCCTGTGTTAACTGCATTAATACATGTTGTGGATAAGGTGAAGTCGCATCAATTGTTAATACAAATTCACGTTTCTTAAACTTGTCAGATACTTGTTGTGTATCATACTTTACTTTTAGTACTCCATTTACTTTCATTTGTTTTGTTTTTATTGGTTATTAATTATTTGGTTACTATCTTAAACCATTCCTTTGCAGTATTAAAAGCCATTAGCCTTAAATTACTATCAACTGAATCGTTGTTTGGAAATTCAT